TTTTCTTTCGTCGATCTTGTTTAGTTCTTCCACTTTTCGTCGACTCCAGCTTTGTCCGGGATCGCCGCCCCAAAGTCCCCAAGCCACACGCCCCGCGGACGGATAGCCTTCTTCTCCTGGGTTGAATCCCTCTCCTTGTTTATCTACCTCATGCCTTGAGAAAAAGGAAAACATCCGGCGCACCGTGGACGCTGACAGCTCCTCTCGACTCGAGAGCTGACGAGCTCGAGCGAGCCCGACGAGCGTTCCTCCGTCCGATCCTTCTTCCTTCCACGCGAGAGCGCGATCCGCCTCATCCTTCATCCCGGACGTAGGAGTGAGATCGATCTCTTCCCCGCGATAGGTCGCCATTTACTGCGCCTGACCTTGTTCTGTAGTTACGCTTGAATCGGCTGCGGGATCGCTGACATACGCTTGAGCGCCGCCCGCCTTCATCGTCTTTCGAGCATCGGAGTCTAGGATGAGACCGAGAGCGTCGAGCTTCGCGTTGTCGCTCGCGATCTCCTCGAGCAGACTGTCCGAGTCGAACCCAGACTGACGATGTACCTCGGAGAGAGAGATCAGCCCCCCGCGCACCGCGTTAATCGATGCGCTAATTTCCTTCGTCGGGTCGATCATCTCGCGCCGCGGAGCCGACCATTCGGCCCTGACTCCGTCGAATGACTGACCAGTGAGCCCAGCCGCCTGAGCGAACCAGCCCCAGACCGGGACGCAGAACTGCGGGATGAGCATCCCCCAGCGCCAAGAGTCCACGTTTCGACTCATTTCGATCCAGCCCATGCGACCGGAGCTGTAGTTCACCGTCGAATAGTTGTTGGTCATCGCCTCGAACGAGATTCCGTAGGAAGCCGAGATCAGTCGGAGCGTCTCAGTGACGAACTGCTCCGATCCGTCCGCTCCTGGAGGAGAAGCGAACCGGATATCCTTGCCGCTCGGAAGGATCTCGATCTGACCGGGCTCGAGCTTCTCGCCGAGAGTCGAAGTCGCCGCGGATCCGTCGATCGGGGCCTCGATATCGGTCACGAAAGCCGTCAAACAGCTCGAGACCTTCATCTTGACCAGCTGCGCGTCCATGAAATCGTCGAGATCCCTCATCCGGACCATAGAAGTCGACGCCCAAGGTACGCCCCGCGCCTGCCCCGGGCGCTCGGATCGGAAGACGTGAAGGATCTCGTCAGCCGGGATCCTGCGACTCACAGCCCCAGTCCCCCCGGATCCCGGGTGCTCCGGGAAAATCCAGTAGGCGACGCGAGCGCCTTGCGCGTTGTATTCGATCCCCTGAACGATGACGCCGCCGTCTGGGAGCTTCAGATCCTTCAGCGCGTCGAGGAAGTCGGGCTCGAGGACCTGCAACTTCAGCGGAACCGATCCGTCTGCTGCCGCGACTGGGACCTTGCGGATCAAACACTCGCCGGACTCCACGACCGTCCGCAGGACGAGAGCTTGAAGCCCATAGAAGTCATTCCGACCCTCGAGATCGATCGACGTGGAACCAGACCACGAGCTCCAGAGCCGGTCCATCTCGACCTCGAGCTGTCGCGAGTTGCCGCGATGCTTCGCCATGATCCCAGTCCCGACCGTGTTCGAGACGATCACCTGGAGCGCCCGGTTCGCGATGGGGTTATTCCGCGTGAGATCCCGTGATCGATCGCGCAGCCGCGAGAGCGCGAGCTTGGTCTCGTTGTTTGCGTTCGAGCTTGGAGTGATCCAGCCGTCAGTCCGACGCCCAGTCGATGCGCCGTCGTACAAGCGTTGCGAAATGCGATCCGAGCTGTAGTAATTTGCAACAAGCCGCGATTTAACGCGCTCCGCGCCAGCCCGGGGAGCAAAGTAGGTCACGAGCCGATCGAGCCAGTTCACTTGGGACTTCATCACAAGCCCTTCCCAGTCTTGGTCAGGATCGTCGTGCTATTCCCGGCGGTTAATCCCAGATCCTTCCGCATCATGTCGCGGAGCCTGATCATGTCGGAGAGATTGCGGTAGGTAACGGTCTTGCCGTTGTAGGAGACCGTCGTCACGCCTTGCGCTATAGCCTCTTCGAGAGCCGCGAGCTGTTCGCTTGTGAATGCCATAGATCTCCTACCAGAAAGTGCTCTTTCTTCTTTGTATCACGAGCCCAGAGGACGCCGGCATACTTTGTTTGCCCGTCTGCATAGCCGATGGCAAGTAATTTTCCTCGAGCTGACGCCACTGTTCGTCCGTAAACCTATCCATTCCGAGCACCGCCGCGCAAGCGCGAGCCATCAATCGACAGTCGAGCGCCTCGTTTTGGTCCTTGACCTTGGTCCAGGTTGGTCGGTTGTAGCCTCGAACCTTCTTCACGACGAGCTCTTCCGCGGTAAGTTCGTGGAAGTATTGCTCCCCATACTCCGGAAAATCACAGAATCCGGGAGGAGTTCCGTGCTCTTTGAGATCCTCTTCGGTCGGTTTTTCTAGCCTGAGCCATGAATAGAGCTCGGACTTCATCACATTAACGCCGAGCGGCCACACTTTCGCCCCTCGAGGACGCTTCTTCCCCTTGATATCGATATCCACGACCTTCGGAGTCCCGATGATCGTGTTCAGGTTGTCGAAGCCCTTGGTCGCGATGACTCGGTTGATCGAATACCGACGCACGAAGTCATAAACCACCTGCGTATTGAAGCCAGAGTCCACCGCGAGCATCCGAAGCCCCATCGTCCCGCCGTTCGCGTGAGGGAACTGCTCGTCGAGGATCTGAGCGAGCCGCGCCCAAGGTCCAGCCGGACTTGTGTCCGTCGTATCGCCCGGGATCTGCCTGTAATCGACCGACCACGAGCGTTTGTCGCGCCCCCAGCCCACAATCTCGATTGCGAGACGGTCCTTTTGCACGTCGCAGCCAGCCGTCACGAAGAGAGCCCCGCTTGGGACCGTGTTGATCGGGTACCTCGATCGCCTGTCATAGAGCTTCTTCCAGTCCGGAGCCTCCCCGCGCTCCGCGAAAGTCTCCCCGAGGACCGTGTTTAGGAACACCCGTAGGTGCTGCGGGTTCTTGTGCGCCTTAACCCAGTCCGCCGCCGCGTCCGCCCACGAGTACCAGCCGACCGGAGAATAGAGCGCCGAGAGATGGAAGCCCGCGACTTTACCGTTCCGATGACCTGGAGCTTCCGCGATCCAGCGGCCCTTCGCCATCATGTCCGTCTTCTGGTGCTCATAGATCTCCGCTCGGCACTCCGCGCACTCGTAATACGCCCGGGAAGGGTCGTTTTTCGGCCAGCGAACCTGCTGCCAGATCAGGACTTGGAGCGTCTCGCACTCAGGACAGGGGACGTGGTACCGCCGCCGATCGGTGTCCTCGAACAGACTTTCGATCCGACAGCGCCCTGCGATCGTCGGAGTCGAGACGATCAGGACCTTCCGCCTGGCAAAGGTCCTAGTTCGAGCCATTGCGAGCAGAACAGGGTCGCCTTCTCCGTCCACGTCGCCGGGATATGCCGAGACTTCATCGAGGAATAGGTAGCGAGCGGGCAGTGATCGCAGTCCGACCGCTGAGTTTGCCCCAGTCAAAACCAAAGTCCCCCCAGGAAAATCCTTCTGGAGCACCGTGTTCCCGCTATCGCGCTCCCTGGATGGCTTGACCTTGGACCTGAGCCTTGGACTTTCGTCGATCAGGGGCTCCAGACGCTGCTTTGAGTTTCGCTTCGCCAGCTCGACGGTCGGCTGAACGGCAAGCATGGGACCTGGCGCATGATCGATGACATAGCCGATCCAGTTATTTCCGCATTCTGTCCCGCCGATCTGGGATCCTTTCATGAACACGACTTCCTCGACGGCAGATCCGTTCGAAAGCGAGTCGAGAATCTCTTTCAGATAGGGCGTGCGCGATGTTCGCCAAAGCCCAGGCTCGGCACTGGCTCGGGTGGAGAGGTAGCGGTATTTGTCCGACCACTCGGACACCGAAAGCCGCTCATCCGGCTTGAGCCCGTCGAAGAAGCTGTCCGCGTATGCACTAGAGAGATCGTTTTCCTGCATTCACGAGCTCCTCGAGGGCCAAAATCAGTTCCTGGGTCAGTCTTTCATGGATTCGCGGTGAGTCATTCCCATAGCTCGCCAGTTCATTTGAGATCCGATCCGGTATGTTCAGGATCGCATCACGAACAGTCCGCGCCAGTTTGAAGGCCTCGACCTTGACCTTGTCGACCGGAATCAGCTTTCCGGTCTTTTCTTCGTACTCGAGCTTCGCCAGCCTGGCTGCGTATGCCTCTCGGATTGCCCGGCTTTGCGCGTAGCTAGGTCCCTGGAGGACTTGCGATAGGGGGCCTTGGGCATCTTCCGGATCTGGTTTGGTTTTGCCCTGTTCCTTTTCGCGCTTGGTCGGGATGTATCTCTTGCTCGACTGGGTGTTGGCTGCCCATTCGGCATCGGCTTTGACTGGATCGATCAGTCGCTTGCCATCCTCCGTGCGGATCGTGGTGATGCGACCGCCTTCGACTGCCTTTGAGACCGCCTCAGGTGAAACGCCGCGGTGCTTTGCGTACTGACGAAAGGAGAGAAGCGCCATTCATTACTCGGCCTTGATCTCGTCCCAGAGCTTGCCGTCCTCGCGGTGCGCCTTTTTGCCGGTGAACTTCTGCCAGCGGTCAAGGATCACTCCGCAGTAATGAGGGTCTAACTCCATCATGAAGCAATGCCGGTCGGTCTTTTCACAGGCAATGAGCGTTGAGCCTGAGCCGCCGAACAGATCAAGGACCATCGATCTCGAATCTGAGACCTTACTAAGAGCGTGCTCAAGCATCGGAATTGGCTTTTGAGTTGGATGCTCCTTCGGTGGATCACGGTCAAAGTCCCATACGTCTGGAGTTCTACCACCGCGAAGCTCTACGCGTCCCTTGTGACCGAAAAGGATCAGCTCATGCTGACCACCAAAAGCCCCGGTAAGATCACCCATTGACCAGTTGTTTTTTTTCCAAACAATCAAATTCTTATATTCAAAGTATTGCTCAAAAATCGGTCTCCAAAGATGAATTGTTTGATGCGATCCGCAAACATAGGCGGCAGAATTATCTGCCATCGCAGCGTATGCAGATGGCATGAAATCGACAATTTTGTCGTCATTCATCAGCATCCCGTGCTTGTTCTGGTGGTTCGACTCATAACTATAGCCGTATGGTGGATCAGTAAAAAGGCAGTCGGCCTTATTACCGTTCATCAGCCGGTCAACATCGGTAATCGCAGTCGAGTCTCCACACATGAGCCTATGGTTTCCAAGAATATAGATCTCTCCCTTGACGACCTTTGGATCTGAAAGCGCGTCTGGGACCTCATCCTCGTCACCTTGAGGATCCAAAGCCTCTGTATCAGGAATTAGATCGGCCAGTTCCTCGTCTGAGAATCCTGTGAGAGAAAGGTCGAAGCCGCTTTCCTCCAAAGCCCGAAGTTCTTCCGCAAGAACGGACTCATCCCATCCCGCGTTCAAAGCCAGCTTGTTATCCGCGATGATGTAGGCGCGGCGCTGTTCTTCCGTCAGGTGGTCCAAGACGACGACCGGAACCTCCTCGAGGCCCAGGCGTTTTGCCGCCATGAGGCGACCGTGCCCGGCGATGATGCCGTCTTGAGTGTCAACCAAGATGGGGTTGGTGAAACCGAACTCAGCGATCGACGCCGCGATCTGCTCAACCTGGGAGTCGGAATGAGTTCGAGCGTTGCGTTCGTATGGTTTGAGCCGATCTACAGGCCAAACGACCAAGTTCTTTGCGAGATTGACTGACAGCATCGGTCAGACGGTCGCAGATGGATC